ACCAAGTCGTGCCATCGAATACTGCAGCAGGGTTTACACCATCGACAAAGATCATGTAAGAAGTAGCACCAAAGACAACTCTTTGTGCTCTGATTTTATATACAGTACCATTTGCATTCGTAGTAACAGGAGAAAATCCCGGAGCATAGGCCGTCCAGCCTACACCTGCTGTGTAATAATAAAACTTATAAGTACTAGAAGCGGACTGCTTTCTTGCAGCAATGATCACATTCTTGAAAGTGAAGATACCAAGTATCCCACCTTCGCCATTGACTGGATCAACGTCAGGATAAGTCGCATCTAGAAGGGCGTATCCATCAAGACGTTTATAACCACCATAGAGTCCGACTTCGTAATTCACGAGTTCAGATGCAGCTCCGGGAGTATTAACATCAAGAATCAGATGGTTCTCAGATGTATCGAGACCACCTTGACATACAACTGTGAGGTATTCAAGATTATCCATTATCGTCTGTACCAATCTCTAATGCTGTTTCCAGCTTGACCACCGTAGTTTACAACGGTTGAGGTCATTGAATCTTTACGAGGCATCAATGTGTATTTCATATCAGCAAGAGATTTATCTGCCTCAGTGTTCCACAATTGTGCTTGTTCAATATTATCCTTAAACATATAGTAATGCTTAAGGGCGAAGTTAATAATGACATAATCGAATCTACTAGGGATATCGACTGCGTCATCGTATGCGGACAGTCCCGGAGAAACTTTGTAGTAATCGAAAACGATGACATAAGCTTGATCAGGATTAGGAGTTACGCCGAAGCCACCGAATTCACTATCAGCAGGTCCAGCAGTAACAAAGACATAGCCCGGAGATCCTCGACCTTCGGTTAAATTGTCTTCGTCTTCAGGTCGAGCACCACGAACCCAGTCGTCATGACGGATAAGTCTCAGTGGCGTAGTATTTATATTAAATGTCGAGGATTTTTGAATCCTAAAACTATCCCAATCAACTGCGTTGGTTTCATTTGGATTCGTAAATGGGAAATTGTATTCAGTAGTTCCGGGAACAAGAGTCACCGACCCTGACTTATAAGCGAAGGGCCAGCGATGCTCTTTGTTGTAAATTTCTTGAACTGCAGCCTCAATACAATCTTTTGCCGTAGCTTGTGAGCTTTGAGCAGAAGCAAAATTTGACGTCGTCAATTGGACTTCTAGAAGACGGCGCAAAAGCTTATTAGTTAGTTCTAGAAATGTTGACATATTTAAATCCCGAATTTGATTCTAATGAAAGTCATTACTTCACTGGCAAAATATAAAGCAACGGCACCAATTGTACTCAACACCATAAAAATGCCTGTAGTTTTGTTTGCCCAACTGTCAAATTTTTTGACTGATGCTTTAATCTCTTTGATGTCATCTCTTAGATAATCAACCTCTTGTTTAAGGTCTTCTATAGTTGACTCAAGTTTACCAATTGAATATTGTGTCTGTAGATCATCCATTGATCACTCCTAAAAAGACTCCGGGAGTTTTACCCCCCGGAGTGATTACAAGTGATTAGCTGCCGAGAGCAGCGAGACCAGCACGATCAGCAGGATCAAGGTCTACGCAGACAGCAGAGACACAAATCTTACCACCCGTTACAGTACCCGTCTGGGTAACGAAGAGTAGATCGATAGTGTCAGCGGAAGATACCATCACCGGCTCCTGAATACCAAGTGGGGTAGCCCACGAGGAAACAGCAGCGGCATCAAAATCCCAACCGTCTACGAAGTTATCGACGTCACCACCGGTGACACCAATGTCAATCGTAAGGTCCGTAGACGTCCCAGTCATAGCAGTAACCTTCTTTGCATTAGCTGCAAGGACCATTACACCAGCCGGAATATTGAGGACTTCGATGACATCACCCTGTGCGAGAGCGTTACCCTTAGTCGTAACAGCAACCGCGAGGTCGATAGTACGACTAATTACATAAGCTCGCTTAACGGCAGCGGCCTGAGACGGTGCATTAATGCCATCACCATCCCAAGTTGCCAGATCAATAGTAGCCATATTTTATTCTCCTTTTTTCTCGATAACCTTTTGGTTATCTTAATTCAGTTATTACTGATTGATGTTGTAAATTGCACGGACGAGGCCCTGCGGACGCAGGATCTTACGGCCATACATGTGGAGACCACGAACAATATCAGCAAACGAATCGTGAGAACGGAAGCTCTCGGTCTTGTTAAGCTGTTCAGCGGTAGCGAGAGCAGACTTGTGACCTGCTACGATAACACCGTAGTTTGCGGACGAACCGTTATTGTCGGCAGTGCCCGGACCAGTACCCAGCGAAGGAAGGTTGTTCGAGGAATAGATCTCGAAGCCACGTACCTTGTTGGACATGACCTTACCATTCGAAAGGGCTTCAGAATCCTGATAGTCATGATTCATGAACTTCGAATTCTCGTCGCGGAGAATTTCTTCGAAGACCGGATCAACAACAACCCAACGACCGTCCTTATCTACGTTCTGGAGGTCAAGCAGACGACCCATACGAGAGAGAACAGCGAGCGGGGTAGCATCATAGGTGCCAGAAGTACCGATAGCGATAGAGTCAGAAGCGGAACCACCAGATACGAAGTTAGCACGAGCCAGCTTCATAGTGGAGAGAAGTTCGTCGCTATCAGCGGTAGATTCAGCCTTAGTACCGACTGCAGTAGTACGAGTGGTCCAGAGACCAGTTGTGTCACTGTATTCATAACCGGAAGCGTAACCAAGGATGTCTTGGTCGAACTTGTCAGCAAGGCGGTAGGCTGCACGATTACTTGCGAGGGATTCCCAGTTGATGTGGGAGTGCTTCTTTTCGATGTCATCGACCTGGAACTGGAAGTCATTGGCACGGTCGATAATCAGCGTAAAGCTGTCATCGAAGAGTTCCTGACTCGTCATCTGCTTACCACGGGAGTAAGTATTGACGATGATTTCGGGTTCCTTGATGATTACGACGGAGTCACCAAAGTTAGAGATATCACCAAAGTAATCGTTGTTAGTGATCTCCGAGCCGACAGCCTTCTTACGAAACTGCTTCTGTACGGTCTTGGAGTAGATAATCGGGGACCAAATCCCCGTGGGAAGCTGGCCATAGCCAACTGCTGCGCGAAATGCCATATGCATTCTCCTTTGAGTTTGTTAGTATTTTTTGTTAATTGGATAAATACTAATACTTAAAGGGCTATTCTTGTTAGGTATCCTTTGTCATCCATGACTCAGGGGCTACAAATAATAGGTATCTTTATGCGTTTGTATTCTATAGTCCGATAACCGAGTGGTTATCTGTAGATTGTATTGCTTAGATACTAGCGGGCACCACCCGAAATATCCAATTCGACTTTTCCCTGACGTTGTGCAGCAATAACCTTGTCTCCGTGGATTTCCCAATCCTTGTCCGACATAGCTGCAATTTGGGATTCTGAATAAAGGAACTGACCTGAACGTTCGTCAACACTAGGGCCACCCTTATTTGGCCTTACTGCTCGTGCAGCAGACCTATTGTCTGGAAGCTCATCCTCGTCTTTAGGAGTCTTCTTCTGCTTCAGTGACTTATACTTGTCAATAACAAAAGCAGCGTTATCTACATCAAGCTTTTTATAGATATAGTCTTGATGAATCTTTGATTCGCTCATTAGCCAATCGTGGAAATCAACGTTATTGGGGCTAAGGATTTCATCCATATCAGGATGTATTTTCCTGAGAGCATTCTTAGCCTTCTCGATCTTGATTTCATTACTTTGGGACTTCAAGTCCTTTGTTTTATCAGAAACTTCTCGGTCAATCAAGACCTTCATTACTTCAGAGAAATCTGGATACTCTTCCATAAAAGCACGAAGATCTTCTTCAGTCTTCGGAGGCTTCATCCTACCGGACGAAACGTCTTGCATTTGCTTTTCTAGTCGAGCGATCTGTTCTTGAAATTGAGCTTCTTTTTGACTTGCATGTCTCCGTAGATCTGCGTACCGTTTAGACCAATTTTCATCTTCAGGTGTCTTAGGGACTTCCTTAGTGATTTGTTCTTGTTCATGCTGAATCTCATCTTCTTCGAGTTCAGCTTCAATACGCGGATTCTTATAAGGTGTAGCCATTTGTATTCTCCTGTGGGGTCCCAAGTAGTTCCATTATGGAAGGTTTGGAGTAGCCGTTGAGCGATTTTTAAGCTAACCAAAGGTTAGCGATTGTATTAATATGTAGTTACCAAAGACCGGGTGTGAATCCCGAAGTATCTACACCAGTGGGGTTTCCACCGGGGCCTGTAGTTACTGTAGTATTCTTTGGTTTTTCTGGAGCGTCCGGGAAAGAATTTTTATCTACTCCATCGAACTGCCCTTTTGTAGCTGTGGTCTTCTGTGCTTGAACACCAAACAGACTAGAAAAGACTGACTTAGCAGCGTTTTGCAGATTCGACAAAAACCCTTGTGGGTGAGCTGCCTTATATGCATCGACTGCATTTTGTTTCTGTGCCACTGTGGCTTCCTGAGCCGTAGGATCGATTTCTTTTCTCATCCTAGCTTCATTGGGAGTCAGTGTCGTACGACCAACTGTGTCAGTAGCTTCAAAGCTTACTGGGGTTGATCTGATTTTACCTACACCATCAGTT